GGCTGAAACCTTTTTTCAATGGCATTGGTTCGCTCCTTAAAGAAAAGAGGGGGAAGCCGAAGCTCCCCCCATCTCTATTACGCTTGGTTGAAAAGCAGAATACCTGCCATTTCAGGGTTCGTCATAACCACACCATACAGTGTGTCCAGCGTGTAAAGCGTCTGGAACGTCAGTGGATCAAAACGCTTCGTCATAACCAGTTCAATGCCCTGATCCGTAGCAGCACGCAGAACATCAACGCCAGCGCCATCTGGAACAGCATAACGACCTGGGAGGAGTTCAATTGAATCCTTGCGCCAGAACGGGTTGATGTTCGAAGCAGTGGTGTTCAAGAAGTTGATCGCGGCAGTTGCCGAGGTCGATACTACTTCAACGTTCTGATACTGAAGTTCAGCATCAGTTGGCGACGAGTTGGCACCGATGATTGGTGGACTGATAATCATTGACGTACCGTTGACAACTTCAATGACGCGGAACGTCTTGAGTTCGCCAGTCGAACGCTTCGTGATGTGGTGAACAGCTTCAATACCAGTGATCGTGAACGCATCACCCGCAACAGTGCCTGTCGTCGTAGAGACGGTGACGGTCTGATAACGGTTATCTACGTTCAGAACGCCAGCAGTAGAGGTGGTGGTTGCTTTAGGAACGTAACGAACCTGTGCGCCATTGGTAGCAATCGTAGGTGTTGCAGCGTTAGCAGCACAACGGTTAGCATAGTCAAGCTTGTACGTTTCGAAGCTTGCGACTTCACCAACGAACGAACGCTCATATGCATTAGCCGACTTGTTGCCAGTGAACGAGCGAGTCGCTACTGCCAAGTTACCAGCCATGCCGTTATAATCGCGGCTCGACAATGCGAGGTAGCGATCACCAGCCATAACACCCTGTTCGTTCATGATGCTGTCGCAAAGTGCGATGTCATCATAATCGCCAGCAGCAGTTGTTACGTCAACAACAAGCGTACCCTGAGCAGCAGCCAAATCCATAACGGAAAGGTTGATGTCAGATGCAAGCTTCTGCTTTGCAGCATCGCCAAGGCGATTTTCCTGTAGAGCATCACGAAGTTCCAGAGCATTCATTTCCCACGCTGAACAAGGGCTGAAGCCCAAGGTCGAAGGAACAGAAAGCTGAGTCATTGTCTGAACATCAGAAGCAATGGTCGTGCCAACAGTACGAGTGAACGACTGAGCGATGTATGGTTGCGGACGCCACATAGTGTCACGAGCGCGTTCCATAGTTACGCCATTAGTGTTGTAGATGTTGACGTTCTTTGAAAGGATCAAAGCGTCATGGAAGCCTTCAAGGATATTCTCAAAGGCAACAATTTCTTCTTTTGAAAAAGCGTTAGCCATTATATTAACTCCGAAAAATTAGGTTTTCTTATTACGGCGCTTATACTCCATGACCTTTGACAAATCTCCGGTCTTTAAAGCTTCTGCGCGTAAGCGATCAAGTTGCGAATCAATGGTGCCAGAGACACGACCACCGCTTGTGGTAATGGTGCGTTCTGGCGCGGTTGCCGCCCTACGGTTTGTTACTTTCAACTGAGTCTCCAGTTTTGCTACCGCAAAGGCAAACTTTACGGGGTCGGTGATTGCTGCAAGTTCCTTTGCTCGCTTAGTGCTTTTGCCAATTGCGTAGATAAGCAAAGCAGGATTGTCAGAGCCTTGTAGAACTATTCCCTGTTGCGTGACGTTGAATGTGTCCAAAGCCGTAGCCTCAGCTTCTTCATAGTCCCGCACCTTCAACGAAGATTTAGCCTTCGCATAGGAATCAAGCTTGTCCTGCCATGCCTTAGCTTCAGCGTCTTGCTGGGCCTTGGCATTGGCTTCGGCTGCATCGTATTCCCGCTTGTGGTCATACCAATCAGCTAGCTTCTGTTCATACTCGTCGGAATCATAATCGCAACTTTCAAGCGTTGGCTTAGATACTAATGCAACTGGTTTAGTCTCAGCTACCGATGTATTCAGCTTTGCTTCAAGTTCTTTTATCTTCCGCTCTTTTTCCCGATTTGATTTACGCAATTCACGCACCCATGCTGGCGCACGAACTTCTTCATCTTGAGGTGGCGATTCCTCTCCGATAGATATTACGACTTCATCCTCGTCATCTTCTTCATCATCAGCAAGGTCGATGGAATTGGTCTCATCTTCTGCTTGCTCAGTGGATTCTGTTTCAATGTCGATCGTGTCTATATTGTCGTTGTTATCCATTTCTGCCGTTGTCATGTTTTAACCCCATTAACTCACCCTAATTTTGTGGAGAGTGGAACCACATATTTGCACCATCACATATTTTTGCAAATAATGCAATGATGTCAAAAACCCATAATCGTTAGAAGCAATCTGTTATTCTTTTGCTCATCAAGCAACAGCACTTCAATTGCTTCTCTGTTGTCATCAAGGAACTCTTGTATTTCCTTTTTAGCAGCTTCTGCGTCGACACTGTAATTAAGATCGTTAGTATCGTTGACATCCTTAACGCTTAATTGGCTTAACAGTTTATCAAGCTGTGCCTGTAATGCTTGAGCTTCGCCCTTTTCATTTAGATAGTCGTTAATCGCTTCTGTTGCATTCTGTGAAACAGTAGGCGTGCTTTCACTTAATGCATCAAGTTCATTCTTTGCCTGTCTTGCCGCTAGAGATGCTTTCAAGATTGCGCGTTCGTTGGTGAAGCCTAATCTTTTAATCCTATTGCGTTTGCGTCTGCTGCTTCGTGAATCCTCACCACCGCCGCCAGCCAAGATTTCGCCGCGACCAAAGCTTACGCCCCAGGCTTTACCAAACGAATTGCCCCAACTTAAACTGGCCCCCACGGTACGGCCTCCGTTCCGTCACCATCAACGTCGATCCCGTTGATCAATGCAATGTTAACATCTGGTGGGTTATCATTCATTGCAGCTACAATTGCATCCGCCAAAGTCTGGTAGTCAATGTTACCAGACGCAGCCGCATTTAGTTTTTGGCCCATCGTTCCGTTGACGTTGAACTGTGCTGCCAATGCGCTCCACACCGCAGCCGCAAGGCTCTGTGGCGACAACTCTGATTGCCCTGTAATGTTAGCCGCAAGTTCGCCCGTAGCGTATGGCACGACAGCTAGTGTGCCTGTACCCGCTAGATCAGCTTGAACAGATGCGAACGCCGTGAGAGTAGCAGCAACAGCGCCAGCACCCGTAAGCTGGTTGCTGAACATGAACAGCGTGCCAACTAATGACGGTGGCGGCGTAACATCACCCGCACCCGTGAGTGATGCGATTAGCTGGGCAATCAGCGTTAGGTTGCCGTTTGTAATGTCACCCGCGCCTGTCAGGTTAGCATCAGATGACAATCCGCCTGCTAAGTTACCAGCCGATACGCCGTTGCCGTAAATCTGGTTGCTACTGCCAATCTGTCCTGCTTGCTGTGGGATAAACCACGTTAGCGGGGGATAGCTGCCATTTGGCAAAGCGTAATACTCGTCCGCAACAGTCGTTTCAGACTGCATCATGCGGCTACGCACACGGCCTGACTCTGAGAAATTACTTCGTGCACCAACTTGCCCAGCCGTAATAGCCAAATTTTGCCCAGTGCAGTATTTTAACGGCAGCTTGTCAAAGACGGAGTAATTACCAACTAGGGCCATATTAGCCCCATGCAACGTCTAGAGAGCCGTAATAGGCAGTGTTGGTAGGGGTAGCCGAGCCAGCAAACTGGAGCCACTGCAAATTAGCACCGTCAAAAATACGGGGCATTGAAGGAAGTTGGTTAACCAAGTCACGCTCAGAAGCTACACCGACTGTGGTAATTGGCAGAGTGAAAATTGGTTTAGCCAAGATTACAACCAAAGAACCAGAGGTCATTGTGGCTGACAGGTTGATTGATTGAATGGAGCGAATCCCAGTGTCACCAGCTTGCAAAGGCACAAATGGCCCATACTTACCAGCACCAGTACCTGAGTAAATAATTGATCCTACTGGTGATGTAGTAGTTGCAATCGGCAATGATGGGCTGGCAGGTGTTAGCCGACTAGCCGTGCCCGCAGCATTTGTATAGTTTAGCTGAATGGTAGGCGTACCCGCGCCCATGACAACAGATGGAACGATGAACGCTTGCAGTCCAGCGCCTGTTGCATAACGTGGCAACGTCTGCGTTCCCGTAAACGACTGTGCGCCTGTGGTAGTAACTGATGACACCGTGAACATTGCCACCTGATCGACTAGCATCAGGGTGGTAGGCGCACTGGTCGTAGCACCACTATACGCTGATACGTTTAATACGTTCTTGATTGATGGCGATACGTCCCCACCCGTATACAAACCGCTTGGCCTTGCCGTTCCTGTAATTGTTTGCGATGTCACAGTCTGCGAAATGTTGACGTTGTAAGTACCGCCGTTGTTCGCGCCCGTACCTGTACCAAGCGAGGTAATATAAGTACCCGCAGTTACGCCCGTTCCTGTTAAAATCATCCCAACGGTAAAGCGGTTTGTGCCGTGCGTTGTATCGGTGAACACCGTACCTGAGATCGATCCGCTTGTTGCCGCTGTTGTGGCAGTCGTGGTAGTTGTATCAGACAGAGCCTGAAACGCTAGGTTGGCCGTGGAGCCATGCGTTGAGTTCTGGAATGGGTTGCCAGCGCCTGTGCTTAGGTCATACCATGTACCAGCCGCCTGTGCGGTTACTGGAAGCGCGTTTTTGTTCCAATCAGTGCGGTTAAACTGACTTGCAGTAATTGCGCTGATGATTTGATCCATTGATTGCAAAGCCATAACTTATCCCCAAACTGTTTGAATTGTGCCGATATATGGTCCATTGGATATATTTGAGAGACCTGAATTCATCAATATCGAAAGATAGGCATTATCGGCAATTACTGGAAGGTCAAAAAAATCTATAACTGGAGTGCGTTCAGCCGTTGAACTTACCTCACGCAGTGCAATTTGTTCTATTGGTTTAACCAAAACAAAAGCCAGCAACCCAATGTCAGGCGAATCAAACGTCACGCTTTGAACGCTTCTGATTCCCGTATCCTCCGGACATAGAATCAAGAACGGATAGTTAGAAGCAGAGCCTGAAAATCCACCACCATTTGCAGTTGCTAAATTACCAACCAATGTTGCTGTTCCACAAGTCTGTCTTGGTGAAGTTTTTAACTCACCATTCTGATTAGTATATGTAAACTGAAAAGTTGGGTTCCCTGATCCTAGTAGACCAGCCATCTGAACAGCCATGACGCTAACGCCTTGCCCGCTTGTGTATCGGGTCAAACTTGCAGTGTTATCTAAAAACTGTTCATCTGTCGTACCCGTATCAATAAATGGATAATAAAACAGATAATCCATCAAGATCATTGGGCCTGTAGATATGGATGTTACACCGCCTTGCGTAATATTAAGCGTCTTTAAGTATGTTTTATACCCAAGATTTTCCACTGGCGGGTTGTGCGGCATACCACCGTTTACGGCCTGTCCCATTGGAGCGCCGATAAGGGGTGTAGATGCGTAATAAAATGGCAATGGATTGCCAGGGCTAAGTGTTACATCAAACCAAGAGTTAACGCCAGTTACAGCGTTCAAGTTCTTACGAAAGCTGCCGAAGAACGTCTGCCCGTTTTCTTCAGCATCCACCAAGTCTTTGTAAGAGCGGATAGCCACTTAATTGACCTCTGATGTCCCGCGCAAAATTGCCTGTAGGTTTGCCAGAACCGCAGCCTCTGTGTGACCGCATGGCTTATAAACAACACCATCAACTAAGAATACAGGTTCGCCGCACTCCGCGCATGAATACAATGCTTCTTCGCCTTTTGCCAAGTTGGGTTGGCTCATGATCAAGTCTCCGTGACTGTAAGGGCAGATGCGTTAAACTGTGGCTGAATACCAGAGGCAACGGACAGCGAACTGTTGAGTGGGCCTGAGTAAAGCACGTTACCAGCACCCGTTAAGTTAGTGCCGATGGCAACATAGGTTAGCGTAGAACCAGAAGCGCCGCACTGTGGGAACTGAACCAGCGCCGTATTGACAGCCGTGTTAGTAGATACAGTCCAGCCAGCAGATGTACGCAGAACGCCAATGCGGGTGTAGTTGGTGTATGCGGTTTCGTTGGTTAACTGGCTGTTGCCAGTGCCAGGGTCTGCCGTGTGCAAGCTAATGTACAAGCTGGTATAAGGCGATGACGCAGCATTGTCCGCCATGTTTGCCCAAGCCGTAGCGTTAAAGATTAGCTTGAGTAAGTTGTTACAAGTGATGACTGACTTTGCCATGATATTTCCTTATGCAAATATAATTTATTCAATCCCGACTATGCGACCTTTTTCACGGATCACCCGCTTGGGTTTACGCACCGCTTCAATTGCTCGCCCTGCATTTTCCTGTTGTGAAAGCGTCATATTTTCTACAACGGATTTAACCTCTTTAACATTTTCGGTCAAGCCTTCAACAGCATCAGCAATTGCCATAGCTGCTTCGACTTCAAGGTTCTGTGGTTCTTCTTTAGGTGGCTCTGGCTGCACTGGTTGCACTGGTGTCTGAAGGGCGCGTAGCTTTTCTTCCAACTGAACTTGCAAGATGCCAAGCTCTACCTCTTTCTTCCTACGCTCCATTGCCACAAGCGATTCATCCTGTGGTGTGCCAGGGTTGTCAATCTCTGATAGGATCGAAAGCGTATCAGCCTTTGTCTTTTCAGCATTAGCCATTGTAAGCTCAGTGTCAGCGTCTGCCTTGCGAGCCAAGGCTTCAGACTTCTGTGCTTCAGCCATGAGATACATAGCTTGTGGATCAGGCTGCTGGTTCTGCTGCGCTGCTTCCATCTGCTGCTGTTCTTCTTCGTTTGGCTGCATGACGCCCATCTGGACTAGCTGCTTGCGGAAGTATTCCTTGATGTCAGCAATGCCTTCGCCTTCCATGTTCATAATCGCCATCGATTGCAGAACCTGTTGGGTCGTTGGGTCGGTAGTAACTTGCATCATGCCTGTAAGCGCACGGACTGTTGCGTCACGGCGGCTGCTCGACGATGGGCCAACGTCAACGGCAACGTCAAACAAGGCATCGCCCAAGTTGTTCTCGTAAATCAATTCGCCTGTTTCTTCGTCGATCTGTGGCTTCATCAGTTCAATCGAACCAACTTCTTCCATAGCGCCGACAGTTTTCATCTTGCGCTTTTCTTCGACGTATATGTCTTTCGACATTGACAACCATATCTCACCACAGCGCCGCACAGCCTTAGCCATGTTGCTCATGTAGATGAACGTCTGCATATCCAAGCGAGTCTGGATTAGCTCAACAGCCTTGCCGCTGATGCCGCTTACCATCTTATCGGCTTGCTGCGTGCTTCCCAATATCTCCGCCATGTCCTGCTCAGTTAAAGCAAGCAA